TTTGAGAAGGCTTCTGCCTCCGTGGACTTGCTGGAGAAGGCAGACTTAAGTGCCTTGAGGGATTCTTCGAGAGTCATGTTCTGCAGATTTGAAACTACGCGTGAGTCAAGTGCAACAGGTTACTTGGTCTTTTTCTTGGACTTCTCGTCAGTATCAGAGTCAGTATCAACTGCAGCCTCACCAGCGTCTTCCTCATCGTCTGACTTGGGCTGTGGCTCGGAACCGTCCTTTTCACCGTCATCAGTTTTGGACTTTGCCTCACAATCCTCGTCTTCATCCTCATCGCAGTCCTCGTCATCCTTAGTCTTCTTCTTGGACATTGAGTTCATTTTGATGCCATCAAGTGCACGGATTGATGCTGGCTTTGGGCAATCCTGCTCCATACCTTCACCCTCCGAATCCTCGTGACGCTTGTCGTTTTCTTCGTCAGCCTCATACTGAACATACATATCGTTGCTGAGGGATTTCATTAACTCGTCAAATCCGTTGGTTAGGCTTGTAACCAGTCCAGCTTCTGCTCCACGCTTGCCAGAGAAGCACTGACCCTCCATTGAAGAGTCCTCAACGAACGAGCGAACGGACTTAACGGCAGACTTGAAGTCTGCGTGTAGGTCATCTACCTCTTGCTGAAGCATCTTACGCTGGTTCTGGTCTAGTGGGGTGCCTGGGATACCAGCACCCTTGTAAGCACCA